TCATGCCGCCCGGAGCGCCCTGACAGCCGCCGCAGCCCGTGACGCCGGAGCAGGCGCAGGCCGCGCAGCAGGACCCGACCCAGCCGGATCCGAGCATCATCTTCAACCCCCAGATCGGGCGGTATGACGTTGAGGCGGATGTCGGGCCGAGCTTCGGGACGCAGCGCGAGGAGGCCTACAACGCCATCTCGCAGATCATCCAGGCGAGCCCCGACCTGGTGCATGTCGCCGGTGACCTGCTGTTCAAGAGTGCGGATTTCCCGTTGGCGGACCAGCTGGCGCAGCGCCTGCAGCGTGGCGTGCCGCCGCAGTATATGGGCGGGCCCAGCCCGCAGGTGCAGCAGCTCCAGCAGCAGCTGCAACAGACCCACCAGAACGCGCAGAACATCGCCAAACAGGCCGATGCCGAGGTGGCCCACCTCAAGGCGCAGGTGGTCATTCTGCAGGAGCAGGCCAAGGAGAAGGGCGGCAAGATCAGCATTGACGACTACCGCGCCGAGACCGATCGTCTGGCGGCGGTCACGGCGGCTGATCCGACGGTGGCCAAGGTGCTGGTGCGCAGCATGCTGTCGCAGCTGCTCGGGATGCCGGCGCTGCCGATCATGCAGGAGCACGACGCTGCCGACGCGGCGCACGCACAGTCGATCGCGCCGCCTGACCCGGATGCCCAACCTGATGCGGGCGCGCAGCCTGATCCGGGTGCCATGAACGGCGCGGCGCAGCCGCAGCCGGGCGCCCCGCCGCAATGACCCTCGGCTACGGCAAACGCATCAACCAGATCCTCGCCATCCTGGCGTCGATCCAAACGGAGATCCTGAAAATGTCCTCGACCGTCTCGACGCTCGACAGCGATATCGCTGAACTGAAGGCCGATGTGGCCGCGCTCACCTCGGTGGCGAGCTCCGCCACCGCCCTCATCAACGGCTTTGCCGCCCAGCTCGAGGCCGCAACCAATGCCGCCGCAGGGGCTGGGGCGACGGCCGCCGAGCTGCAGGCGCTGACCGATCTGCACACCGCGCTGACCACCGACACTGCCGAGCTCTCGGCCGCTGTCACCGCCAACACGCCGACCGCTGTCGCCGCCAACACGCTGGCCGCGCCCGAGCCCGCCACACCAGCGCCGCCGGCTGCGGCCTAACCAGTTTCAGCCGGGCAGCGCACCCGGCGAGAACCGCCACCGGTCGGTTAACCGGCTATTCCATGGGGCTATCCTATGAGCGACACGACCGAAAACGCCTTACAGGGGGCCGCGACCGAACCTGCTGAACTGCCCGCGACCGAGACCGCTCCCGAGACGGGCCAGGAGCAACCCGCGACGCAAGAGTCCACGCCGGCGAAACCTTCGCAGCCTGATCCACGCGACCAGGCGATCCGGCAGCTGGCCTTCGAGCAGCGGGAGACCAGGCGGCAGCTACAGGCCGCTCGCGAGCAGCTCGAGCGCATCCAGCCACGCGATCCGAACGCCCAGCCAACGCCGGCTGAGTACGACGCACAGCTGGAACAGCGCGCCGCACAGCTCATCGAGCGGCGGGAGACGGCGGCAAAGCAAGAGGCGGCGATTGCCAGGGGCAATGCGGCGTTTCCCGATTTCACGCAGCGGTGCAACCAGATTGCCGAGATGGGCGCGGTCGATAACCCCGCCTTCATGGCGACGATCTGGGAAGTGCCGGAGGCTCATCAGGTCATCTCCGACCTGGCGGAGCACCCGGCGGAGGCCGCGCGCATCCTGAAGCTGCCGCCGGCCAGGATGGCGCTGGAGCTGGCGAAGTTGTCGCAGGCCATCGCGACACCGGCAGCCGCACCGGCGCCGGTGAAAGCCACCACGGCTGCCCCGCCGCCCATCAAGCCGCTCGACACCGCCCCGCGTGGCGAGGTCAACCCGGCCACGATGAGTTCGGAGCAGTTCAAGGAGTATTGGAACAAGACAACCCGATCAGGAGTCCGCCCGGGCTTTTGAGGCTAACGCCAAACCGTAGGCCGCCCTTGGGCAAGGCAGCCGACAGCGTCGCGAGACGCCGTGTCCTTCTCAATGGAGCCTCCCATGGCCAATACGTTTCTTAATTCCAGTATCATCACGAACGCCGCGCTCGCCATCCTCCACCAGAAGTGCAACTTCATCGGCTCGATCAACAGAGCCTATGATGATCAGTTCACCGCCGGCGGCGCGCAGATCGGCACGTCGTTGCGTATCAGGTTGCCGAACCAGTATCAGATCAGGTCTGGCCCCACGCTCTCGACGCAGCCCACGGTCAACAACCAGGTGACCTTGAACGTGACGTCGCAGAAGGGCGTGGATGTCGTTTTCTCCAGCGTGGAACTGACGCTGAACATTATCGACTTCAGCAAGCTGATCCTCGAACCGGCGATGGCGGTATTGGCGGCGAATATCGAGGCCGATTGCCTCAACATGATCACCAGCGTGTATAATCAGGTGAACGGCCAGGGTTCGCCGCAGTCGCTGCAGAACATCCTCGGCGCACGCAAGATCCTGCTCGACAACCTGGCACCGCCCGGTGAGAAGCTGATCCGGCTGAACACCCAGGATAACGTCGATCTGGTCAACAGCCTGAAGGGCCTGTTTCAGTCCAGCACCCAGATCGCGGATCAGTACACCGATGGCGTGATGGGCCATACGGCGGGGTTTGAGTTCGCGGAAAACACCTTCCTGAACCAGTACACGCGCGGCGCTGAATCGGCCACGTATCAGGTCAACGGCGCCAACCAGACCGGATCATCGCTGGTCGTCAACACCGGCAGCGGCGCAGGCAACGCGGGCGATATCTTCACCATCGCCAACGTGTTCAGGGTGCATCCCGAGACCAAGGCCAGCACCGCGACCCTGCAGCAGTTCGTGCTCACGTCGAACTATGCCGGCGGCAACGGCACCATGGCGATCAGCCCCGCGATCGTCACGACGGGCGGCATGCAGAACGTCACCAACTCGCCCGCCGCCGGCGCGCTGATCAGCTTCGCCGGCACCGCGTCGACCGCCTCCGGCATCTCCCTGGCCTATGCGAAAGACGCGTTTACCATCGCAACGGCGGATTTGGTTATGCCCGGCGGCGTGGACATGGCGGCACGGAAAGTCATGGATGGGATCAGCATGCGCCTGGTGCGCATGTACGACATCAACAACGACCTGTTCCCGTGCCGGTTCGACATTCTGTACGGTTACCAGGCCCTCCGTCCGCAGCTCGCCGTGCGTCTGGCAGCGAATTAAAGGACCCTGAACATGGCACTTTATAACTTTCCGCAGGCTTTCCCGGCGGTCTCGACGGTCACCGAAGGCATCGTGGCGACCCCGGGCGGCACCCAGGCAACAGCGGTCGTGCTGACCACCCGGTATAACTCGGTTGCCACCTGCGCCACCTCCGGCGACAGCGTGATCCTGCCGCCCTGGCAGACCGATATCCCGGTCTATGTCTCAAACGACGGCGCCGCGCCGGTCGGCGTGTATCCCTATACCGGCCAGTCGATCGGCTCCGGTGCGATCAACGCGGTGCAGCTGGTGACCAACGGCAAAACCGCGATGTTCATCGGCGCGGGCACGTCAGGCAAGTGGCGTTTCATTCTGTCCGCATAACGGGAGGCCGACATGCCTGTCACTCAGTATGGCGTCGGCACCGGGCTACAGGACATGGGCCTGATTAGCGGCGGCGCCGGCTTCACCTACCTCAACAACATCACGGCCCACGCCGGGGGTTTGCAGCCCGCGGCGGTGCCGCTGACCGCGGCGATGAACCGTGTGACCGTCGTCGGCACGGCGGGCGACAGCGTGGCGCTGCCGGTCGCCTATGGCGGCCAGGCGATAACCGTTATCAATGCCAGCGCCACCTCGATGAACGTGTTTTCGAGCAATGCCAGCACCGCCGACACCATCAACGGCGTGGCCGGAACCACAGCCTATGCGATCGCGGCTGGGAAAACGGCGGATTTCATGTCGTTTCCCGGCGCGTGGCACGCGCTGCTCAGCGCCTGAGCCATGCCCCTGATCCAGACCGCCGGTGACCTGGTCAACTTTGCCTTGCGCACGGCCAACATCAACGGCGTCGGACAGACGCCATCAGCGGAGGACAGCAACACTGGCCTGCAGCTGCTGGCGAACATCCTGGCCGAATGGCAGCGGCGCCGCTGGCTGGTCTGGTCCCTGACGGAAACCGCCGTCGTCTCCACCGGCGCCACGTCTTACACGATCGGCGCCGGTCAGGCTTTCAACGTGGCCCGGCCAGACCGGATCGACAGCGCCTTCGTTCGCTGGCTCACCACCAGCCTGCCGCTCGATGCGCCGCTCGGCATCGTCGAGGCGCGCGAGGATTACAACGCGATCGCGCTCAAGAGCATGGGCAGCTTCCCGCGCGTGCTCTGGTACGAGAGTGCCTTTCCGGTCGGCGTGCTGCATTTCTGGCCGATCCCCGCAGCGGCCAGCTACGAACTGCATGTGTTCACCAAGGCGCAGCTGCCGGCGATCACCGCACTCACCACGGTGCTCAATCTCCCGCCGGAGTATATGTCGGCGATTACCTACACGCTGGCAGTCGAGTGCTGCATCAACTGGGGCGCCGACCCGCATCCGGCGATCGTCGCCAAGATGGAGGAGGCGATTAACAACATCCGCACCGCCAACACCCAGATCCCCACCCTGGCGATGCCGGCCGGGCTGCCGGGGCGCGGCTCCGGCTCGGTGTCGGCCGACGTCAACATCAACTTCCAGACCGGCAGCTGGTAGCTCGTGACCCGGGTCAATCTCACCGGCGGAGCGTATAGCGCCCGCAGCGTCATCGCGGCCGCCCAGCGCCAGGTCAACCTCTACAGCGAGCCGCTGCCGCAGGATCTGGGCGAGGCGGCGGCGGTGGCTTGCTATCCGACCCCCGGCACCCGGTTGCTCGTCACCCTGCCGCAGGGGCCGGTGCGCGGTGTGCACACGGCGACCAACGGCACGCTCTATGCCGTGGCAGGCTCCGGCGTCTACGCGATCAGCAGCAGCTGGACGGCCACCCTGCTGGGCTCGATCACCGCCTGGCCCGCCACGCCGGTCAGCATGGCCGACAACGGCCTGCAGCTGGTCATCGTCGACGGCAGCCCGAACGCCTGGCAGGTTACCCTGGCCACCAATGCATTCGCGGAGGTGATCGATAGTACCGGCATTTTCGTCGGCGCGGACCGGGTGGATTATCTCGACACGTTCTTTTTGTTCAACAGCCCCGGCACGCCGCAGATCGTCTCGAGCCTCAGTCTCAGCCTGACGTTCGACCCGTTATACTTTGCCAATAAAGAGTCGTTCTCTGACCTCCTGGTCACCATCATCGTCGCGAAGCGCGAAATCTGGCTGATTGGCTCGGAAACGACGGAAATCTGGTATAACGCCGGGTCAGCAGACTTCCCGTTCGGCTCCATGCCGGGGGTGTTCATCGATCGCGGCTGCTGCGCCAAATATTCGGTCGCCTCGGCCGACAACGCGGTCTACTGGCTCAGTCAGGACCGCTACGGCCAGGGCATTGTGCTGCAGGGCGCGGGCTACCAGGCCACCCGGATCAGCACCTATGCCATCGAGACGGAGCTCACGACCTACCCGACGCTGGCCGATGCCGTCGGCTACACTTACCAGCTCGCCGGCCACGTGTATTACGTGCTGTCGTTCCCGACCGCTGACAAGAGCTGGGCCTATGACGTCACCACCAAGCTCTGGCATGAGCTGGTATGGCTCGACAGCAACGGCACCGAGCACCGCCACCGTGCCAACTGCGCCTGCCGGGCCTATGACGCGGTGGTCTGCGGCGACTGTCAGTCGGGTAATCTGTATGCGCTCGACCCCGCGGTGTTCACCGATAACGGCATGCCGATTAAACGGCTGCGCATGTTTCCCCACATGCTGGCAGACGGCAAACGGGTGTTCTATCGGCAGTTCATAGCCGATTTGGAAGCTGGCAACGGCCCATGAGCGTCGTTTTCGACCCAACGACGCTCGGGGACGCCAGCGTCCTGTCAAACGGCCTCCTGACCGTCGCCAGCACGGCGGAGACGGGCGACCAGGGAGCCTTTGGCACGGCGCCGATGGCCGCGGGTGGCAAATACTATTTCGAAATGACGATGGTCGCGGCAACGTCGTTCGCCACCGGCGCCGGCTTTGGGCAAAAGTTCGACATCACCTCGGGCGATTTGTGGAACGGCATTTCCGCAGCCTGCATCGGCATTGTCACTGGCTTCAGCGGCGACAGTCAGGTCGTTGGCTGGCCCGACACGACGGGGGTGGACGCCCTCGGCACCATCACCGCGGGCAGCGTGCTCGGTTTCGCTGTTGATTTGATCAACAACCGCGCGTGGTTCAAAATCGGCGCCGGCCATTGGAACGCCAGTCCCAGCGCCACCCCGGCTACGCCGGCCACGGGCATTGACATCAGCGCAATGGCGGGTGTCCCGCTCTACCCGTTCGCCAGCGTGACGGTGTTTCAAGATACGATTACCGCTAACTTCATCGCCACGCCGCCGGCTGGCTTCACCGTCATTCCAGCTGCAGCGCCGACATCAGCCCTGCCGGCCGCGCCGATGGTGTTTCTGTCGTGGTCCGACGATCGCGGCCATACCTGGGGCAATCCGGTCGGCGTGAGCATGGGGGGCCTCGGCGAGTATCTGACCAGTTTGCAATGGCAACGCTTAGGCCTCGCGCGCGACCGGGTCTTTGCTCTCGAATGGAGTTCGCCGACGCGCACGTGCCTGCTGGGCGCGTGGATCGATGCGACCCCTGCGCAGTCATAGGACGCAAACATGGTAGCGCTTCTGCCTAGTCCAGTTCTGCAGTTTTGCGACCAGAACGGTGTGCCGCTGGCGGGTGGCACGATCGCCACCTATGTGCCCGGCACCACCACGCCTGTGACCACCTGGAGCGAGAGCACCGGCACCGCCGCGAACACCAACCCGATCGTCCTGAACGCCGCCGGCGAATGCACCATCTACGCCAGCGGGATCGTGCGCCTGGTCCTCAAGGACGCGTCGGGCAACCTGCAATTCGACCAGCCGTCCAATACGCTGGTCTCGGCTGCAATGGCGCCGGTTTGCATCGCGCCGGATATTCCGACGGCGCAGGGGCTGCTCGGCATCCAGAACAACACCGCGCAGCTGGCCACCCTGACCACCGGGCTGGCCGCCGCGGTGGCATCGGTCACCGCCGAGGTGACCCGCGCCGAGGCGGCCGAAACCGCGCTCACCACCGCCTGGACCGCCGGCGTGACCGCCGAGACCACGCGGGCCGAAGCGGCCGAGGCGGCACTGTCGGCACGCATCCCTTCCTCCGGGACGGTCAAGGCCGGCGTGGCCGCCACCTCCAGCTCGGGCACCGCCAGCGTGACGTTCTCGCCGGCGTTCAGTTCGGTGCCGGCGGTGGTCTGCTGCCTCAGCGGGAATGCGACGAATATGACCATCCGGCTGTCCTCGACGTCGACGACGGGATTCACCGTGTTCATCGAGGACACCGACAACCATGGCGGCCAGGCCTCCTCGTTCACCTGGCTGGCTTCGACCTAATGGTCACCGCCCCGCCGCCGCTCGCCGCGGCGTTCCCGGCGTCTCCGGTCGCCGACGAGACCGGCAATGTCACAGCCCCCTGGCGGGCCTTTTTCATGGCGCTGCTGGCCCGCACCGGGGCTTCGGTCGGCACCGACGTGGCTGGGGTGGCCAGGACAGTGACCACCGAGACGGCTGCCCGGGCGGCTGGCGACACCGCGCTGGCGGTCAGCATCGCGGCCGCCTCGGCAGCCCAGACGGCCGCGCTGGCGGCCGAGGTGGCCCGCGCCGAGGCTGCCGAGGCGGTACTGGCGCAGCAGCTGCAGAGCTGGGGCGACCAGGATTATGTTTTCTACCAGGACGTCGCGGCGTCGGTGTGGAACGTCAATCACACGCTGAACCGCTACCCGTCGGTGGACGTGGTCGACAGCGCGGGCAACCTGGTCGAGGGCGATGTGCAGTACATCTCGCCCAGCTTTCTCACCGTTACGTTTGCGGCGACTTTCTCCGGCGCCGCATACCTCAATTAGGTGTAGATCATGGCTCGATCTTTTCTAACGCCGATCTCGCTCAACAAGCTGGAGCTGCAGAACGCGGCGATTCAGAACCTGGGCGTGGCGCCAACCACACCGGTCAGTGGCCAGATCTACTACGACACGACCGCGCTCTATACTTTGGTCTACAACGGCAGTTCGTGGATCGACGCCAGGGCGCGTGCCAACCACAGCGGCACCCAGTTGGCCGCGACCATCAGCAACCTGGCGGCGACGGTGCAGGCCTACAACCTCAACCTGTTCGCCGCGCCGGCCGCCAACATTGCCTTGGGCGGCATCTACACCATCGCCGGCGTGCCGACACCCACCGCGGCCGGCCAGGTGGCCGAGTATTCGTGGGTGCTGTCGCAGGTGACCTCGGCTGCGGCCGGCATCGCCAGCAAAATCCCGGCGACCTGCTGCGCCACCGCGAACATCACGCTGTCAGGCCTGCAGACGATCGACGGCTACACCACGCTGGCGGCCGACCGGGTGCTGGTGACCGGCCAGACCACCACCACTGCCAATGGCATCTACAACGCGGCCAGCGGCGCCTGGACCCGGTCGGTGATCGATGGCGCGGCCCCCGGCGAAATCGAGACCGGCGCGCTCTGGATGATCCAGAACGGCACGCTCTACGCCGGCACCCAGTGGCGCGTGGCGACGGCCAGCCCGATCGTGATCGGCACCACGCCGCTGTCAATCGTGCAGTTTTCGGCGGCCTCTGTCGGCCGCTACTCCGCCACGATCGGCGACGGCGTCACCACCGCCATTGTCGTGACCCACGGGCTGGGCACCCAGGACGTGGTGATGGTCTGCCGCATGTCGGGCACCCCCTGGAGCGCGGTCGAGTGCGACATGGCGGCGACCTCGACCACAACCGCAACTTTCACGTTCGCCGTCGCGCCGGCCTCCAACGCCTACCGCGTAACGATCCACGGCTGAGCCATGTCCAGATCCTTCCTTAACGGCATCACCACCACCTCGGTGCTGATGACCGGCGCCGGCGGCAATGCCTACCGGCTGTACGACACCAGCCAGGGCACCGACGCCAAGTATGCCGATATCGAAATCGGCGGCAGCGGGGTTAGTTTCCGGTTCCTCAACGACGCTTATACGAGCTCCAACACCTGGCTGCAGGCGACCCGTTCATCCGGCTATGTGATCGGACAGGTCACGATCACCGCGCCGACGATCAACCTGACCGGTGCTGTCAACATCGACGCCGGCACGATCGACGGCACCGTTATTGGGGGAACTACCCCGGCGGCAGGCACGTTCACATTGTTGACTACGACCGGATCTATCCAGTCGATAGGCGGCTCGGTAATACTCAACAACGCCTCGTCGAACTTGCTGGACTTTGGTCAG